CTATCGGCCGAGCGCCTTGGCCTCTTTTCGCGCCGATTCCGCCCGCGCGTCGATGTAGGTGGCAAGGTCGGAAAGATGCACCATCTTTGCTCCCTTCTGGCTGCTCTCCATCCTGACCAACGGCAGGGGAATCTCGCCGGTGGCTACCTTCCGCAGGAAGACGGGAAGGGTGAGCGGGGCAAAAAAATCCCGACAAACCGTCTCGGCGCTGATCATCGCGCGACCCTCGTATTGGGCCATCAGCAGCCAGATGGTGTTGACGCCTTGCTTGCCCATCCTAACCGTCCTTTCCGGGCATCTCGTCCCAGGTGCGCCCGTCCAGCAGCCGGCCGGCGGCACTCTTGCGCAAATGGATCGAGGACGTGCCGTCGTTCCAGTAATGCAGGCATCCTCGTTCGTCTGCGTCACCCCAATCCCAACGCCAATTCGGGTCCTGGCTTTCGTGCAGCCACATACCGTGCTGCTTGAAATGGAACGCCGCGCCGGCCGCCTGGCATTGATCCCGCAGGGACCGCGCCCAATCCGGGTGCATCGGCCGCGCGCCGCGCCCGCTCTCGCCGCCGACGATTACGAGGTCGAGCAGCCCAGTATTTCCCGAAAGATCACAGCGCCGCAGGCCGTCCTGCCCGGCATGCGAGCCGGCGCAGGTATCGATGACTTGCCATCTCATGACGCTGGACGGCCTCGGGGCTGGCGCAGAGGCTGAGGGCTTCGCCAGCGGAACGGCCAACTTTCAGAGCATCAAGTCGGGTGCGGTGACGCTGACTCGCTATCAGGCCGCCGCCAGCAGCGCCGGGCAGTCGTTCAGCGATTGGCTTGGATCGACCACCTGCGGGAGATTCTTGTGGCAACTGATGCGCTCGCGTTTTGGCGGGCCTCGTGTCGCCATGGGCGGGGTCGGCGGGGGTTGCATATCGACCTATGCGAAAGACTGGCCGAAGGCATTTCGGGAGTTCTGACGATGGCCCTTCTTGCCGGCGATGCTATCCAGTCCCTTTTCGGCTCTGTCCTCGGGAGTGTTCTCTACGAGAATGCGCGGCTGGAATCCTGGGCGAAGTCCAGCGTTCGCGATCCTGCGACCGGGACGTTTCCCTATGCTCTGTCGGCTCAGGCGGACTGCAAGGTGCAGATGGACGCCTGCACGGAGGCGCAGCGGGGCCAGGACGGCTATGCGGCCGGAGACGTTCGGTTCATGGTCCTGCAATCAGGCTTGCCGATGCCGGTCAACACAGACAGCCGCATCGCCTATCGCGGGCAGACCTATCTGGTCATGGCGGTCGAGCAAGATCCGGCCCGTGTCTATTGGGACTGCCGCGCGAGGTTGGCGCCATGATGTTCGAGGTTGTCGCCCCGGTCTGGGACTATCGCCCCCGGCGCTGCACGATGGTCAGCTACAGAAAGGGGGAACGTGGGTTCCTGCCTGAGGATGTCGTTCTCAAGGCCGAGGCTGACGGCTTTGTCCGCATTCTGGAGGATCAGCCGGATGCCTGACCTGTCGCAGCCTGTCAAAGCCGCGATCCTCGCCCGCCTCGATGCCGATGCAGCAGTAACGGCAATCGTCCCTGCCGGCCGGATCTTCCCGCTGAAAGTAGAAGCCAAGCCGACCTATCCCTTCATCCGCTACGATCCGCCCACCAACCGGGCATATGAGAACACCTGCGGCGCCGGCTCCGAAATGCTGGTGCGCATCAGTGCGTTCACGCGCGACGAGGACGACATGCAGGCGCTTGCCGCGGCAATCGTCGCTGCCCTCGATGACATGCCCGGTTTCCAGCAATGCGACTGGACCGGAGCGCAGATGATCCCCGATCCCGAAGCTGACGTGTTCCACGCGGCGCTAGATTTTACGGTCGTGCATACCGCCTGACCGTCCCGCCCATTCCTCTCGGTCCTTGGGCAAGACCGGAACCATGTCCATATGGAGGCCCTACCATGGCTCAGGCCAAGACCCTGAAATTTGCGCGGTAGTTGATGATGATCGGAGACGGTGAAACCCCAGAGGTCTTCGGCGCCCCCTGCGGCTTCACCTCGCTCAACCTGACGGTCAACATCGAGACCTCGTCGGTGAACGTCCCCGACTGCACCGATCCCGACCTGCCGTCCTGGCTGATTTCGGACGAGGTTTCCAAGCAGATGGTCGTCGGCGGCAGCGGCGTGATCGATACCGACGCGTTGCAAGACTGGCGCGACTGGCTGCTTGAGGGCGGCGAAAAGAACGTCCGTTGGGTCACGTCCGGCAGTTCTGCCAACGGCGGCGGCTACTGGCAGGCCCCCGGCATCCTGACGCAGTATTCCGAAACCGGCGAGCGCGGCCAGCGGTGGAATACCGAAATTCAGATCACGCTGAATGGCGCCCCGACCTGGACGTCCGCCGCATGACGATCCGCGCTACATCGGTCGATATGGAATGGGCTGACGGGGAACATACCTTCACCCTGAAAGCCCCCCAGATCGAGGAACTGGAAGCCGTCTGCCAGAACCCGGAAACCGGCAAGCCAGGCATCGGGTTCGGCGCGATCTGGCTGCGGGTCATGAACGGCAACTGGTATGCCTCGGATCTGCGGTACGTCATCAGGCTGGGCCTGATCGGCGGCGGGATGGGGGCCGTGGAGGCAAACCGTCTCTGCAAGACCTATGTCGATGGAGCGCCGCTGCACGGGCCTATCGCGCAGATGGACCCGAACAGCCCCCTTGCGGTAGCTCAGTCCATCCTGATCGCTGCCATCGCCGGGATGGAAAGCGAGGACGGCGGAAAAAAGACCGAAACCCCGAGCAACGAATAGATTGGCACGGCTTTCGCGCCACGTTTATGGAGTTCGGGGTCAACCCAGCCTGCATGGAGAACATGAGCCTCGGTCAACTGATCGGGATGAGCCGGGAACTCAAGGCACGGCAGAAGGGGCGCAGCGACGATACCCCCATGTCCGACGAGGACTTTGACGCGCTCAAGGACTATGTGCGCGGCCTGAACATGCCGGACGTGAGGATCTAGGTCATGTTGACAAATGGCGGAGCCAGAGGCGGATCGACGTGATGTCGATGAAGCCCAGGAAGCTTTCGGCGGTCTTGTCGTAGCGGGTGGC